TCCACTGGCAGGTACTTGTACCTGTATTAAGCTTGTATATAATGCCCACAAGCTGGTTCTAATGTAATACAAGCAGTTTTCCTTCTGCCTGCCTACCGAGTGCGTTAAGGCTTTTTCTACGCTCGGTCGCAACTCGCATGCGCGTGCTCGTCAAGCACGAAGGCGGATGCCCTGCTGCGCGGGTGGTGGGTTGTTAAAGTCCGACGTCAACTGAAAACATACGTTCAAAACGGATGTCTGACACAGTTTCTCCCAAACAAGTGTCGAGCAGCAGTTGGATAAGTTCATCAACGTCGGACGAGGAAAGGTCATAATTCCTATGATAATACAAATAGTAATCGGAAATGACCTTACCTGAAACAACAGGATTATGCTCACGGGAATAGCGGAACTCAGCAGTCAATTTACTATCGGTGGTAGCTTCGCGCGCCGACAGGCCCAATCTTATAGATTGGGCAAGCGCCGCACAAAGCGGATCAACCAAGCCGTAATTCGCGACAACATCCACAACACTACGGACCCACAAGTCCTGATCGACCTTTTTGCGGTCCACAGTGTCGCAGAATATCTTCGCAAGAAAACGCCCAGGTTTAGGCATAAGCACATAGCTGCCATCCACCAAAGGGTAAAAGCGCCCGGAGCAAAATTCAACATCTAAAGGGTGGTGCGAGACCTTAGCCTCAACCTCCATGCCGTACTCAGAGTAGCGATGTACAAGAACATCAACACCGCCAATCCTTTCCAGTTCCCCAACAGATGTTATAGTGACGCTGTCATCACCACAGATGATAGAGAACCAGGGCCTGCCAATGCCATGTATTTCAAGCTTCATAGCGGCATTGACAAGAGTATCACCAATGCTAGTATCCGGCCAACCTGACTGCATGGTGTAAGGGATTTGATACTTAGTACCGAAGCAGCTAACACCTCGGCTCATACCACGACGTAGTGCGCACGCAACCCGCGTGGGTAGAAGCTGGGTGTAAAGTGCATCAAGGTACATGAAGGGGCCCTGAGTTAAATGTAAGTCGAAACGACTCTGATCATCTTCGATAATGACAACGTTATCGGGACCAACCATCTCAGCAATGGTGTCAATCGCACAGCCATACATGTGGCCAATCTCATTCGCATTGAGACCACAGGTATAGCCGATGTGGTTGCCCGATAATATTGAGGCTTGTGTCAAAGTCTCACCTGTGAACAACCCACCATTTAACCCTTCACGAGTGTTCTTAGCGAGTTTTCTCAACCAAGGCCCAGTCAAAAGGGACAATTCGACTGGGCAGCCTTGGATGAATCTTGGGTCTTTGAAACGCAGATTATGAATATACTTGGGAGCAATCTCGCGTTTAATAAAGCTCTTGGCGCGTTGTTGCACGACGTCCTGCTCTCTGTCAATCGCACGCTGAAAATCAGCACGCCTGCGAGGTGGATAACTTGATAACCATTTTTGCAGATGAACAGGGCGGCGAACACGCTTGAGCTTTCGCAACAAGTATGGAGACAGTCGTTCAGTGGTGTGGGCCCACTTGTTGCGAACAGACATAATTGTAGCAGCGTTATTATGCATAGGCAACTCCTTGCCGACACGCCCAGTTATGGCAACCTGCTCATTACAGGTGCAACTTCTGAAGACGGTGGGCACAGAAAAGGAGAAGCCCCAGAACCTACGAACGCCGAAATGTGGCTCACACTTCTGGTCGCCAGGCTCCTGCTTAAATCCAGACTGGGTCTTAGTGCATTTAAGCCCAAACTGGGCAACGCAAACGTCGGACAAGACTTTTGAAAAAGGGTCTGAAAAATCATCAAAAACATCAAGATGAGTTTGCCAACGGAACACTCGGCTACAAATATTCCAAGATAAATGTATTGCTAAGGCAGTCCTCAACACGGCAACCTGCCCCAGCAAAAAGTGAAGTGAAAGACGCAATAGCGCACGGAAAAATTCTCCAAAAGAAAAATTACCCTTTGTCTCAACCACAACAAACAGCAACGCAACGCCCAAGACAAAACCGTGGTAGACGTAGTCAGTGGTCTGGGCGCGACCAAAAACTACATCCAAGCCCATACGGATAGTTCGGAGCACCTGGCGTCTGCCAACCTCCTCAAAGAGTGGGACACCAAGGAGCCTTACCGCACAACCCGAAATGCATGCGACCCAAGCAGTAGGATATAAACCCAGGTCGCACGCATCCACGGAATCAAGAAAAGACAGCTCCTCCACCGCCGTCTTAAACCTGAACACAGGATTAGGGAATTCATAAGAAAACCCCTTCTTGAACCAGTAAAGCGCACCCCAACGGCGAAGCTTATTACGAGCCTTTCGCAAACGAGCATCCAAAGCTATATTGAAGCCATTCGTGAAAGCCCGCTCCATAAGGGGGAGCGCATCTGCACCAAGTTTTTCATATAATTTAGCAGACCTGGCAATAGGAACAAGGTCGCGACGAACATTGGTCAGATCAGGTTTACTGGTTAAATCACGTGTCCAGAGTCTTGTAGATGTTTTATCTTGCATATCCAAATAAACGTTGCGAATGTCGTTGCGAACAGCAATGTGTTGTGGGGGCAACTCACCAACAGTGTCCCATCGGCAGAGATAGCGCACGCCTAGGAACACAATAAAGGGTAAATAAGCCACAAGTACACTACCGAAACTGAACCTTTTCAGCAGCATACATGCAGCAACAAGTGAAAAGAGAAAATAAAACAGAAAAGGGCCCACATCCGGCCGATAAACAACAGTCATGGGTTGCGGTTCGCCGAAATCCGGCTCGTCCGGCCCATTGCCGTCTTCCAAAATTGGGACCACTGCCTCCTGAACAGGGGCAGGGAATTCAGCATCCTCCAAACCAACAACAAAAGGAGGTCGTAGGTCTTCCACGACTTGAACGGCCTCTTTGTCTGGCTCGTGGTGTGGTTGCGGCTGCGGCACATTATTCAATGCAACCGCAACTGGCACACCCACAGCACCGCGCAATCTAAACTCCATAGCAGCACGGCGCTGTTGATTGCCAGCCCTAGGGCATCTGCGCGCAATGTGTCCACGTGCACCGCAGTTCCGACAAATTTTATCGGCAGGCTCTTTTGGAAACGCAAAGCCATCCGCGCGTCGCCTAGCCACCTCTGGACGTAGCATTGGTTCAGCTTCTGGATATTCTAAAGCTGGCTGCATCTCCATAGGTAGCCTAGGTTCCGCGGGAGGGATTGGCATAACTGCTGGTAGCACAGGGTCACGAGGTCGAGGTCGCAAGCCTGGTCCCTGGCCAGGTGCCGGCCTAGGACGTAGGCCAGGCCCCTGGACAGGAGCTGGCTTCAACCGCCAGCGCCTAACAGGCTGCGCGTCGCGCGGTGCGGGTGGCTGAGGTTGAGGATGAGGAAGGGGTCCGGGTGGGGGTTGTGGCATAGGGGCAGTAGCATCAAGATGCTGCCCTTTTGCTCGCCAAACCTTTGGTGGTCCAGGGTTCGGCTCCACACCCTCACGAGTCAAATCGCGCATCCACATGGACATGGGAGTGCGACTCAAAGCTATCCACAATGGGTGTTCGTGGGGGAGAGTTGATATGAGGTTCAACCAAGAGTGAAATAGTATGTCAGAACCCCGTATAACGGTGACCAAACTTTCATCACTAAGCATCCAGTGATCACCGTCAACATCTACACCGCCACGCCAACCACTCACCCAGACCTCGAAGTGGTTACCGCTCAACCGCATAAGCAGGAGCGAATTTCTCAAGCGACTAAAGTCCCGAAGCAGGCTGTCGCGAGCTTCGAACCTAAGATCTCTAGGTCCGGGATTGGGCTCTATCCCCTCAGCAAAAAGGGAGTCATCTCCTTCAGCGGAACGCAATATAGCTTTCTGTCTAGATGACAGCTTGTTCCAGCGCTCAGGAGGCCCGAGAGGTGTGCGCGTATCTTTGCGGCGCACTTCGCTTGTTCCTTTGCCAGCTCGCTTTTCTTTTCTTCTGGCACGTCTTGCAGCTTTTCTTAAATTATCGCTGACACAAGATTCAGGTTGGTAGGCCGTGTCCAGCCCAGGAACCGTTTCCGTCACGCCCCCACTATCGTAGGCGTTGTTAGCGTTGTTTAATTTAGGCCACTTTTGTATGACCCACAGGCCGCACGCCGGTAAAAACCGACTGCCTGCCCACTGCTCAATCAGCAGGATTCAGCTACACAGTCTCATGGACGATATGACGGGAAGTTACGTACAAGAGAGAGTGTCGCCATTCCTACCCCAGTGGGAACCAAAGTGTAACCGGACCGTACAGAAACACACGAACGTTTCTGAGCACTACCGACACAGGAGACAAACACATGCGGGGATTTCAACCCCAAACCGCACTACCGGGTGTTTAGCGTCTTTACCCCATGCTGGCCATACCCAAAAGACCCGGGTGGATTGCCAGGTCACGTAAGTGTGCCGCTCTCGGGCCCTGTTATCACAATGGTGATCACGGCATAAGCCGGAAGAATCCTCCTAAGAAAAAGTGCTGGAGTGTGGTGCTACATTGGGTGAAGTACTGCCTGGTGCGAAAGCTTGTGAAAGACTACCTAGCAAAGAGCGGGCAGCACCACCCATCCCTTCACCAGATAGCAGCGCCATCGCGGCACTCCCGAGAGCTGGGAGCGTCTTAACGGCGGCTGTTTTCAATACCTGGTTCGCATCAGGATTTCCAGTAGGACGCAATGGAATAGATGATAAGGCGTTAGCCAATCCGGATGGGTCTGACTCGCTTGAGCTTAGCGGAAGCCGACCACCCACAACCTCGAAAAAGGAAATCGCCTCAGCAGTGAAGGAGGCGCCGGCGGGCGCACCTTCAATAATTATCCATAATGGGCGAGAATCCCTAAAGAGTGGGTTGGCAAAATCACCATAACCGGAAGTACCACCAGAAACAAGCTGAGTGGTCACAGCAATGTCCTCAAGAACAGAAGTGTAACCAAGATCCTCAGGTGTTTTGGGAGTGTAGCACAGAAGGTATTGCTTGTCATTGACAGGAAGAAAGGTAGATGAAGGGTTTTGGTTGATGTTGATATCGCTAAGAGCAACTCCAGTCGAACCTTGGGCAGAGTTGTACGGCCGAGGTGAATCATTATCCGGCGAGTTGTACAGAGCAATCTGTCCAGAGCGAGTCATAAGAGTACCCGTAAATGTGACTCGAAGAGCAGCACCAACCAAACGAACCTTCCAGTTAGCAACTTGAGCACCACCGACGGAAGCTTGGGATGTCATGTCATTAAACTGGTAAGGAGTGTTGGAGTCTGCGCGACTGAAGTAACCATCCTCAGTTGAATTCACAAAGTTGGAATTGGGCTGTCCAAGATTGTAAGTCAAATCACCCTGTTTAGGCAAATCAGTGGTGACGGGGATGGCATACCTATAAGGATAGGTATTGTTTGTAACCACGAGAGGTGAATCATCAAACACTAGTGAAGCTTGGACAGTTCGGGTGTGCTGATGAATCATGGCCCAAGGGTTGAGTGCAGCGTATCCAAAGCCCTGAGTGCCAATATAACCCACAATTCGTGAACTGTAGGTTAACTTGGCACTAGGTAAAGGCAACGCATCGGGTATGCAGGGCAACAAGCCTTGATAATTAAAAGGATCACGTGTGGCTTGGACATACCTCTTGACGCACTCTGAGCCCTGAACATAACTCATGGTAGGCATCTTAGCGGTAGGTTTTGAAGGCATAGGCGGCTGTACCGCCTGTTTAGGCCTGGCTCTCGCCTTCTTCTGGGGAGCCTGAGGCACTTTCTTTCTGTATTGTTTAGGAACTGTAAGGTAGTTAGCCGGTTGCGTGAGTGTTGCTCATGTGCGAATTCTACTGAGAGAAGGTTTAGATCATACCAACACGATACTCCCGAAACGACTCGCCAGCCGTATGGGGTTCTCATTCGCTACGCACATGATAAAGGGGAGAGGTTTTCGTACGCCTAGCAAGCTACGAAAACAGTGGTCTCTCGACCTCACAGCCGCTGCCTATGTGAGAGCTAAACGCCGGCTGCCAGTTGCCACCTGGTACCAGTCAAAACCGGTATGGAAAGCCTTTGGC